TGACAGTCGAGTATGCCGGAGTCGCCATTATGGGCCGCGCTGTGGCATGTGTGACACAGGGGCATCACAAATATATCTGATGCTTTGTAACTCATGCCGCCACAAAACGGGGCATTTCTGCTTGCTAAATGATGGGCAACTATAGTGTCATCTTTTAGCGCACAGGCAGAACAGGGAAGCTTGCTGACCCAGTTTAAGTAGGGCCTAGATGACCACCTTTTCTTTTTCTGTAAGTCCATAACAGTTGTGTCCCCTTATAAGAAGGTATAACTCACTCTGGAATTATCATTACGTAGATCCGGTCCCCAATACGCAAGATATACTCTGTACCCGTTGGAGTGGGGTTTGTTACACAATACTCTGCTGTGGCGCACTGCTGTATAAGGTAGGCGTCTATGCCGTCTAGGTTACAGTCCATTTATATCTCACAAGCGTCTGCAATACAGGCAAACTCTTGGCTTGAGGTGGTGTGGTCGGAGTCTTCAGAAACCAAACTCCAATTTATCTTGGTTGGTTTTTTGTACATGCTGAATTCTTTGGAGGACAGCTCCTCATAAGGAGCGGCTTGATACACATGATCGTCATCTGCTTTAGGTAAAAAGCTAACCCCGCTAAGTATGTCGAAATTATCGTAGCACCAAGAGCCTACCTTTAACCACTCGTCCTCCTCTACGTAGACGGTTATACTAGGCTTATGCTCACACCAATGCAGGGCAAACTTTCTCCACACCTCTAAGTGTTCTAGGGCTGAAACATCCTTACGTACCGTAGAGCTTTTAGGTACCTTCATAGCGAAAGAAAAAGCCCATGCCTCTGTGTTATAGGGGTCTTCCAGGTAAGGAATACCCGCTTCAATGAGAGCATAATTTAAAGGGTCTTTTTTATCCTGCCTAACCCTACGTATGTAATGCGCGGAGTAAGCAGGATGCAATCCAGAACCATGTACCCCTGCAAGCTGGCTAACTGTCCCTGACGGCTTTATACAGGTGGTTGCTACAGACTGGGGAATGCCCAGCTTATCCGCCCACTTCTTGTTTATACCCACTACAGTGTCTCGTAGGGACTCAAGCTGTGCCGGGGTTGCATTCAACACTGCAGGACAGTCATAGACCCCAGTAAGGCTTACCCCTAGCAAGCGCTCTTCCTCTGCGTTCTGCTTCCAAATAGGACGCACGTACCTGAAGTTGGTCAACATGGACTGTAAAGTCCCGAGAATAGCAGCGTACACAATCTTATCCCTAACGTCCTTTAAGCTGTCTCCTGGACGTAACACAGCCTCTGAAAGGTTACATAGTCCACAGCTACGTAGGATGACCTCACTGCAAGGGTTGCAGCCAAACTCGTATGTGTTATCTCTACGTTCTGGGGCAAGCCTCTGAGCAGCCGTCCTATTAAATATACCGCGCTCACCGCTCTTAGACTCGTACAGAGCCGTCCATTCACGCATGAATATGCCTATGTCTGGCTTCTCTGTATAGCAGACAGAGTTATTCGCTAACGAGCGTTGGGTATCTTCTTGCCACCATTGCCCCATCTTGGCTCTCTGCATTCTTTCATCAGTGAGATTACTTAGACTTAGCTCGGCAGCTCTACGGACTCCTCCGACAACCACGGCTTCGCCGTTGTAACACAGTAGATCGTGACATTCAATGCTGTTTAGCTTGCGCCCTTTAGCCCCCTGGAACACACGTATATAACTTCTGAACAGGGACTCTAGAGGGGCAGGGCCAGAAGCTCTGCCTCCAAAGGTCTTTAACCGACTCCCAGCGGGACGTATCCTTGAGAAATCAGCTTCAGGTATAACTCCTTGATATAGAAGGGTAATCAATTCTCTTAGGGCTGTTGCCCACCCTATCTTACTGTCTCGTACAACGATAGTTGTTTCTGATTTGTGAAATTCAGCGGCTACCTCAGGCAGCTTACCTATGTACTGGCGCTCAACAGAGAACCCTACGCCAGTCCCGCACAAAAGAACGTACAGATTCTCGTCAAAGGAGCGCACATGGTCTATAGCCATATAGCTGCAATTGTACCCAGCCATATGGTCCCTAGACAAGGCTGGTCCTGCAGTCATGAGCGCCCTCATACTGGGCATTACATCCATGCGAAGAACCGCCTGTCTTAATCCTGCAGGAAGACCAGCGTCAGCACCTCTTTCCAGCAGCGCACCATTAAAGAACGAGAAGTACCTAGACACCGTCTCCTCCCAATTCTCCCTACGCCCCTCACTGTCTAAATACCGTGCGTAACGTGATTTATGTATAAAGGATTGGTAATCATTCATGTGACTGCGTGTGCTCCTGTACAAAGCTTTCGTGATACGAGCCGTCTTCTTCCCGCCAACAGTCGTACCATCTGGTGGTAAGGGTGCATTTTGGTATGCGCAGTGGTGCTTCTTTCGTTGCCGTTTCTGGTAATTTGTCTCTATAGCCCTTATAGGGCTGTACTAGGTTACCTAGAAGGTCACTCCACAGGTGTACAATGGGGTCATTCTGGTGCATCCTTATCTCCTGATAGTTTTATCAGATCATCAAAGTTTAACAAAGCGAACACTGTAGAGCTGTTCTTTTCACCCATTGCCACTACAGGGACCTGTCCTTCCTTGCTCCCCGCCTTGGCTTGGGCGTAGTAATCCTTCAGGTACTTGGGTAAGGACTCTCGATATTTACACTCTATACCAAAAGTAGGGTGTGCCACATCCAGGTCTGTTTCCCTGTCCGCCACAGGGACTCTGCGTCCCCCGCTCTTAACGGCAACCCTGCGCTCAAACCTCTTCCAGTTCTTGTCCATACATTACCAGTTTAGCAGGTTTTTGTCCTTCAGTCAAAACATTTAAGGAGGCCATATCTAGCCACAGGTCTATTTCACATTCTGCCGTATCCCAATGCCTAGCTTTAGACACAGCAAGCCAACAATCAGGATCAAGCTCGTCTTCGCTATAATATCTTTGCAGCAACAGTACATTATCTACCCGGTCTGTTAGTTCCCCCGCTCCCCTGATCGAAAAGCGGTCAATCTTATCCTTGATAGACATGGATTTCCTAGCATGGGCCACGAGCAATATATGACAATCCAAATCTCTGGATAGGTCTGCTAATCGACATACGACTTCTTTCTGTGCGGTGTAGTCATCATTGCGAATCCCGGAGATTGTCATTAAAGAGTCAACAGTTATCAGGTTCACGCCATAATGGGCGATGGAGTACCGGATACCAGCCTCCAGGGTATCCATATCGATAGATCCTTCCTTATCAAAAAAGTAAAGCTTACCCCTGCTCCAAGAGTTAAACTCTATGCCGAAGTCTAGGTCGGGAGTAGCAGATAGGCTTGCTTGACGCCACATGCGTATTAACTGGCTACGAGGGGGCATTTCGAGGCTCACAGATAGGACTGTAGCTTGCTGGGACATCGCTGCCAACGTTATCTGGCCTACAACGAGGCTTTTCCCGCTTGAATTTATCCCTGCAATGATCGTGCATTCGCCATTTCGCAGACGAAACTTGCTCTCTAATTTAGGCCAGGGCAGCTTTATGCCCTGCTTCTCTTCGCCTAAAATGTAATAGTCTAATACCTCCTTAGTGAATTCGTCAGCAGAGCGTATTGACTGCTCAGACTCAATTTCAAGATAAGCCTGTAGTAAATGTGGTGTGAGTACTAACTTTTCAGATGGCTCTTCCAAACCGTATTGAATACCCAATAGTCTGTATCCTCTAAATTCCGCATTATGTTATACCACTTAGGCCATTTCGTCCTAAACCACTGATCGGCGTGAATCCCTGTACGGAAGTTAGGGTCCGCCCAAAAGTGTTTCCAGGACACATGTGAATAACCAAGCCCGTTACTATAGAGGGGAGCAATGGGAGAGTCAATAGCTCCTTCCTCTGATTTCCCCTCCACATGAGCGACTATTTGAGCAAGCGGTATCATGTTTTCGTCATATATGCTATCGGTGGAAGACATAGACTGCACATCCATGTATATCTTCCACGCATTAGACATAACGAAATTTTTAGTTCTTTTGGTGGTCTTTAAGCGGTAAGCCTTGTAGATCAGATTAGTGGCCCGGTTCAGCATGAGGTCCTTATCAAAAGTCCCTGTTTTGCGTCGAGTCGTTACAGACTCCTTTCTTATGTTTTTAAGCTTTGTTAAGATATAATGTATTTGTTGTTCCGCCATTGTTTTCTTCATTGCACATCCTCCTTTTTTATGCTAGTATAACAGGGTGTTTTTAGGCCAAAAACGAAATGCGTTTTAGGCCCTTTAAAATCAATGACTTAA